CAGTTTCTGGTTTTGAAAAATCTGAAAAGATCAATGCGCCAAATTCACCTATGGCAGAAGTATATTGTACCCCACCTTCGCCTGGCGAGGTCGAACCTTCAGTATATTCATCGTCTCTCCAAAGAGTCGTTTCAGTGACGGCACCAGTAACAGATCCAGGCGTCCCTACAATGTTATTGCCCAATGTTCGATCGAGATTAATTCTAATTTCTCCGAGCCGTATTTCCCATTCCCATTCTTTATCAATAAAATCTGGTTTGGATTTTAACAAATACGTTGACAGTCCGCTGATTGCAGCGTGCTTTTCTTTTTGAGTACGGTGTGCGACATCAACAATGTCGTTTCTCTGTATACTAAATCCACTTGCAATAGGCATTTAGAGCTCCTTTAATGTTTTTCTTTATATTTATAAAAAAATTTTTGTCTTAATTTGTGTTTATTCTATGAAGTACCAACTTCTTCGTAAACATCTAAATTTGTGTCGGTATTAAATATGTACTGTCCATTGACAAAAACCATAATTCTCATCCCATTTCCAAACGCGGCGGTCGAACGCATCCCCTGATATCTTCTTAGATCTGGATTTGTGCCATCATAAAGATATGTCGTCATAGGAATATTGCTCGACTCGGCCACAACTTCGGCAGATGAGAAACATATAAGATCCATCTCTTCTTTGGGGTACATAAATCTCTGCGTTGTCAGACCCGTTGGGAATGTTATGACAAAACGATTTTCGTCTGTAATTGCCAGTTGCTCTAGTGGATTGATTACGGCGTTGCTGTCAATCTGGTGCCGAGTTGCAAACTTATGAACGTCTTGCGGTTTAAGAATATCGAATTCTCGCACAACAAATCTCCAAATATTTTTTGCGGTGTGTTCGTCTGCAAGATAATCTTCTCTGTCAAAAGGACTTAAAATATAAAAAGTTTTTGTGTTGTCGATATTTGATAAGTCGAGTTGATTTCCTGTTTCGTCGAAAACAGTAGTGACTTGATCTGCCGCCGTTTGTAGATTTGCTGCCTGATTAGAAAAGAAAACTCCCGCATCACTAGAATAAAACGATTCTCTTGAACATGAGTACATGGCATGAACTGGAAATTTTGATGCTTCATCGTCACGCGACATGCCAGTTTCGTTATTAACAGTTCTTTGAATGCAGAACCATGCATAATCATCTGCCTGATCGCCGGCCGCGTCATCGTAAATATACAATAAAATACCTCTTTCGGTCATTGTTAACCTGTAGGTAAATGGGTAAGAACCTGCGATGGTTGCATCCGTTTTTGGATATCTTTTAAACCAGCCAGAACCTTTTCTTTTGTTTCTAAATCGAATCGAACGATTATTGACATATTTTGTATAGTTGTCAACGTCGGCAGGTTGTGTTGTGCTTGCCAATGTACTGCCTGTAGTTGGAATATAAAAAGTTGCTAGAGGAAATTCATTAAAAGTATGTACTACAGAAGTGCCCGCGCCACCGGCGGTAGTGTCGGCAGTATTCGCGGCGGTCTGATCCAAATATGCGGGCCAGTAATATTTTTGTGTATTACCATGAGTAGAAACATCGTCGTTCAGACCATATACGAAATACGGTCCACTGTTTGCGGGATCTGATACGACTGTAATATCTTCGAAATGTAAATCTACCATTTCGCCTGGATTTCGAATGATGGAGGTATCTAACTGAATTCCGTTTGGTAATGAGATAAGTCCGTCTTGTGTTAGTTGTGGATTTGAAATAGATCCATCTGCTAATATCTGATTCGCTGTTCCGGAATTAATTTTCAACCAACCATAGGAAGGGTTTGGAATTCCGGTGCTCAGTTCCCAACCATCCGCCAAAGTTCCGTTAAACGAATAGCCCGGATGATATTGGTCTGGAACGAAAGTTGTTTCATCTATAATATTTCCGTTTGCGTATTTGGACATTCCCCGCGAAGATTGTCTTAAATTTAATTGGTACAACTCTTGTGGAAATTCTTTATCTCCTGTATTTCCACCAACATCAAAATAAAGCCGTGATCGAAGATCTAACTCTATTCTGATTCTATAGTTTTGATCAATTCCACGCGACACAGTACCGTTGTTAGGCAAACTTTGATTTGTTGTATTAAATATCAAAACGTGTTGTTTGGGGTTTGAGTTGCCAACAATTTCAGTAAAATTTGCAACGCCCGTATATGGAACACCCGATACGCCAAGTTGTGTAAAAAACTGTTTTTGTAAATGTGCAAACCCACCAGAAGAGTTGATCATTTCATTTCCGGCCACAGGGTTTCCATTATACATTGTCCAAGAATTTGTTAGATCTGCCGCGAGCACCATTAACATGCCACCGGAAACAGCGCCATCTGCTCCGATAGACCCTGCTCCCTCTAAATTGGTGAACGAACTTCTCTGTCGAGATATACCGTATTTTGTCAGTGTGGCAGGGTCTACATATCTTTGTGCCATTATTATAATTCCTTTTTGATTAGCCAATCATTTTCTAAAACCTTGACCATATTTTTATATGTCGAATAGGCATTTTCATTTTCTTGTCTATTTATATAAGAAATAGATAGGTCGATCTGATCTCCGATCCAACCCCACACCAAGTTTGTTTTTGGAATGGTATTGACAAGTTGTGGTGCAATTCTATAGTATTCCTCAATTTCATTAGGATAATTTTGTAATAAGAAATTGTCTCTAAATTTTCTTAAAATGTTTAATGTTTCGCCGTTGTCGGCTTCACCGCGCATTTCAACAATTGCAGTAGTCAAGAAACAACCACCGCCGCCACCACTGGATCCGCCGCCGCCGGCATCTTTGCCATCATACTGGGAGTTCTTCGCCTGATGGTAAGAATCGTATTCTCCGTTTGGGACATAGGAAACATTTCCACAGTTGTCTTTAGTGTAACCCCAGTTGTCTGATCCATCGTCGCCGCCACCGTTATTTGGGGGCCTTGGCGGAGGTGGAGGTGGTGGAGGTGGAGGTGGAGGGGGCGGCAACGGTCTATTATATGCAGCGCCGAGTTTTTCTCCATCAGCAGGAGTTTCAACGGAACAACTAAACCAAGTTCTGCGCCCGTCTGCCCACCATTTACCACCAGTTGATGTTATTTCGATTATTCCGCAAACACTATCTTTGACTGGCGGTATTACCCCGCCCTGCAACCGTGGCAATCCTCTTGCAATCTCTTGCCAGTTCTTTTTCAAGTTATAAGTAGTGAGTGAATAGTTAGTATCGGAATAGGTAAAATGGTTTATTTCCTCATCGAAAAATTCGGGAAATTTTGCCGGCGGGGTCATTGACCGCTGCTGGTCAGCGTCTCGCTTCAAGGGTCGGTATTGGTTTACACGCTCCCCAATCGCGACATACAAATGGGCCCGCGCACCGCCGCCCAACGTAAAAGTGTTTGGGAGCACCAAGTTGGACCCTTGCTGGATGTACGTTTCGCCGATAGTTACCTTTGTGTAGCCATAAACGCCACCACTGATAGTCCACTCATGAACTGGACCCGTAGTATCAAAAACAAGAGGCAAGGGCCCGAGTGTTCGCAAGAATCCGAGTGCTGCTGCATCTTTCCANTCTTCCCACGGTTTATTCAGTCTCGTTAATACAGGTGCTAATGCTGCATTTACTTCTGCTCTAGTTCTGTAGTAACTCCCACTAGCTTGTTGCACACCTGTAACGTTATTTTTAATAACCGCTTGCATGTACTGGTCACTTCTCAAGTTATTCCAAATATGTGTCCACCTGCCGGGGGACTCGCCCACCCCTGTTGCTGACTTGGCATTTTGCAAAGTCCAAGGAACATAGGATGTAGAACAAAGAAGATAGTTTAGTTTGGGAGTGGTCGGAAGAGATACTGCTGTGTTTGTTGGTGGTGGTGCATAGAATTCGCTTTTGCCTCCCGACTGATCACATACATATTCTTCTCCTACACCAATAGTGATGGTGTCTCCGTATTCTGGTTGATATACCATCACATAATTGCCTGGCTTCCTCCACGGAATATATGATATCGTTCCATTTTGGTGGAAATGTATCCTGCTTGGCCCAATTCCCATTTCCGTACTCGGAGTTTTTCTGAAAGTCATGTCTGGATTCGTGACACCCATTGTGTGAACTTTGAATCTAATTTCACACGAATCCGCAAAAACATTTCCGACATCTTCAAAATCGTCCGCGGCATTACTACCTCTTCTTCCCGATACAATTGGTTCGTCGCTACTAAACTCTGGTTCGCAGTATAATTTTTTTCGAAGACTTGTTGCCGGATATGGAACTCCGAAGTTTCCGAAAGATGCTGCAGCCAACCAATTCTCCAAATTCAAAATACTTCCATTCGCACTAGAAGGTGCGATGTTTGCGAGATCTTCAGCCACGGGCGTAACGCTTACCGAACACCCGTCAGATTTAAACTGCGTTTTGCTCTCTAGCAAACCATTTTTTCTAATTCTGCCGGTATACGCAACATAATATATTTTAGGAACATTCGGATCTTCAGTACCGAGGACATCAACAATGTATGGCATTGTGTATGATGGATTATAATTATCTACGCCTTTGAGCGAAGTTGTCGAAGAAAATTTTTGTTGGACAATGTTATAATCTTCGTCTAACAAAACTGTTCCTGCATGAGTCATCTCTGAATATGCGCGGCCGGTAGCACCAAATATTTGCACAAATCCATCGCCACCTTTTCCCGATTTTGAAACATAACTCGATCCAACATAAAACCCTGTACCATATACAGGATGGTTAGCATACTGATCTCGGTCTGCCAGACTTGGTCTAAAGTTGTCTTTATCGGCTTGATTATAATCCGTATATAGATTGATAGATTGTACACCACCCTCGGGAACTTTAATAGTAATTTCTTCGCCCGGAGCCGTTTCAAAATCACCAAGATAAGTGGTTGGCGATGCATCTCCACCGTAGGTCAAAGCGCCGCGCTGTGCGTGTTGACCTGCGGCACCACCTGTGCCCCAATCGGTGCTGTTGGGCTCGATTGGCCCGCCCTGATTGGGGTGTTCGTCTGCAGCGGAATATCCATCCGCCCACGCCGAATCCCCACCACTGCCATTACCACCAGCCGCAGAATTAACTTGGCCGTATAGAGAATCCTCCCACCAAATCATATTAATAGGATATCGGCTTCCTGCAAACCAATCCATTTCGTTAGCACCACTTGATTGCTTTTTATGTCTTTCTGGGTTAATTACTGGTAAAAATGCCGCGCTCTCGCCCGCAGTTGCAGCGTTGGTGATGCCATATATCTTTCTGGTCTGTGGACTGTCTGCATATTTGTATAATTTGTTAGTCGGAACTGCGGCAGATCCCGCCACCTGAACACTCGTCGGATCGAAGTTTTTGTCGGTGCCTTGCAGACGCATCGATTTTCCACCACCCTTTCCACCCAACACTTTAACCGTTAAATCATTTGCAGTAATAAGGACGCGGCCGCCATTATGACCCTCTTCAATAATTGGGGTCAACGTGCCTTTCAGTTCGCTATCATTTGCAGTAATTTTCTGCACACTACCACCACCACCACCCGCTGTGGCGATGATTCTAAATCTAGTGATTTTTCTAGGAATAGTCATTGTCCATTCGCCGAAAGGGAAATAATCTGTATTCAGATTAGTATTTCTCAAAAGCTTTTCGTATCCACTATCTTCGCCCAGTTCGGTTCCTAGTCTCATTTGTGCGTGCCGGACCTCAATTCTTGCATATGGTGTACGAACTTCTAACATAACACAATACGCGCCGTCTTTCCGCGTCACATACTGTTTCCAGTTATCTTGTAATTCCGTCCAATAATTTGGCGAGCCTTCGCAATGTCTCCAAAAATCGTCTTCATCTATTGCCGGCAGTGCAGTTGTATATGGTCTTACTACAGCGGAAGTGCCATAGTAATCACTCCAATTTACTCTCCCTCTAAGCGCGACTGTGGGTTCATGAATTGGAATATTTTTGTTTTCGAATATATCTGGTACGTTTGCACCTGTACGATAATACTCCGAAATCGAATGTTTTGCGGTGTTAGTTTGCGGCAAGAACTCGTTATAAATCTGTCCTAATGTAATTCTTCCGGATTTATTTAATGGCATGAATTTATACTCTTTTTTATCGGGTTACACGAAGGCAGATATGTCGCCGGTCGAAGTGATGTTGCCATTGCTGGTAGTTGCCGAAATTGCACCTCTTACTTCTAAATCACCAGACATGATATCACCCGCCCGTCTTACAAATTTTGTGCTGTCGTCACCATCTAATAGTGGTTTCAATAGTGCATATAACGCATTAAGAGAACCAACCACATTGGTCGAGTATATTGCAGGATTCAATGCTGTCATGTCGCCATTGAGCGCCTGAAAATAATTATGTTCTGATGTAATCCTATTATCTGCATTTTGTATCGCTGCCGGCAAAGTGTCTTCTGTGGCCACATATAACAAATCTAAATGATCGTCAATTATACTAATATTTTCTCGAACAGTGTACCAAACGGCATAAGTGTTGCGGGTGTCGGTTATATAATTTCCGCTCCCATTTGTTCCGACACTATTCATTAGGGCCACAATTTCATCTTGCATGTTATCAATAGTGTTGTCGTTTTTTCCAATTTCATCTGCATTGAGTCTTACTTGATTGTCCAACACTTCCAAAGAATGTCTTACTTTTGCAGATGCGTTGCCCAATTCATCGGTATAATGATTTCCTATGTAGTTTGTTCCCGCAGGGAATGTGAGATACCCATTATCATCTTCATCGCCGAGTGCAAATGCAGTTCTTCTCTGTCTGTCGTCAAGTCTTTTGGTCTCAATGTCTAATTTTTCAATAGAATCTGCGATAGTTGTTGCTGTCGTCAGATATGACGATGTGGAAAATGGCAGGAAACTACCCGTAACTTCTAGTCCCACCGCAGCTTGCGTGATATCCAACTCTGATTGTAAAGCTGCATCTGCGGCCATTCTCTCGTTTTTTTCGTTTGTAATAGACGTATCAATATATGTTACAAGTGTATCATATGATTTGTTGATAGTTTTTACGATAGTAGATTCTTTTATTGGAAGATGAATTGCGTTCATATCACCAATGTTTGCAGTGTTTATATCTGCGTGTGCATTGACTTCATTTATTGCATCAACAATAGTTGTGGCGCTGTCTGTATGAAGAAAACTCAAGTTTCCTATGTTCGCGGCCGCCGCCTCTGCATGGCCAATCATCAAATTTGTTTTTATGCGCCACTCTTCGAAAGTGTCCGTTTGGATAACTTCGATCAGACTTGGGTATACTACAGCCATTTATATTCTCTCCAATATTATGTTTAATATTTTTTTTATTTCGTCTATTTCGTTTTTTAGGTCTCTGACCTCTTCATTTCTTCTATTGTGATAGCCCAATTTGTTTTTATAATCCAAAAATGCCCTACTATCGGTATTTATGAGCGCTCGAGATTTCATGTCCCTCTCGAGCGTTTTATTAGTTTCTACTTTTAGTCTATCCGCCATTTTAACTCGCCAATGCTATAATTCTAAGGTCTTTTACTTTTGGAACAACCGACGAATTTTTTGTTTTTAGAACAATTTTTATTGAAACTGAAGAAAATTCTGGTAAATTTCTTATATCCATGTCATATTCTTTGAAGTCATATTCGCTTGCAGATGCATTGTTGTATCCGGCGACTCTAGGTATCAAAGTATATGCCAATTTAGAAAATATTTGGTCCTCTGCCGTCTTAATCCTATAATAAAAATCTATATCACAACCGTCCTGTCTGTTTACACCACAAATGACTCTAATAGATGTTGCCACTTGATCTAATGAAACTTCCTTTGTGATATATTTAGTCGCTGCGGACCCGCCGCTTGCTGCTGTTTCATCTACAAATCCAGTATTTACGTGACCAAAGTTTCCCTCTAAGACATCGAGTGGATTATTAGTTTTATTAGAAATCAAAATAGAACTCATTCTTGACGTGTCAATAACCGGAGACACACTATCATTGTCAGTAGTCATTTCTAATTTAAATACAAGAGATTTTTTATCCAGCTGTCTTGTGCTTGTACTAAATTCTTGTTCGTTGAAGTTTGTCGCAATCATTCTCGGCGTTGAAAAATTAATATTGGTATTTGGGGTGAATGCCGTATAGGTTGTGTCTCGGACGCCCGGAGCATTAATAGAATCTTGCGAAGTGCCGCTAAGAGTTCTCATATACGAATCAATTCTAGTTTCTGGCAATTCGATTGTTGAAATAATTGATTTCATCGAATCATATTTGAAGTTTGATTTGTATCCAACTCCGTTTGCCGAGGTGCCGTTCGATTTGGGCGTATATAAATTTGTCACCGTTGGTAAAATTGCACTAGGGTATGCAACTTGCAAAGTTTCTATTCCAACAGGATAGAAAGGATTTTTCAAATCAATGGTAAAACTTGTCGCAGTTGTTTGTGTTACAAGGTGCGAACCATTAAAGGCTGAGGATGGGTATACATCATACTGGCCATGGAAACCAAACAATGTAATATAATTATATCCATTAGGTTGCCAATGTTGTGTAGAAACTGCGCCGCCGCTATTCGGAACGGTGAATGTTACTTCAGAACTGCCTGCATTAATTTTCATGGAATTTTCGCCAAAAGGTTCTTTCCAGAAATCAGTTCCGATATCATCAGTTTCTTCGTTTTGAATAAATATTTGTGCCCGAGTATTTGTATCAAATTTTGCCCGCATTACTCTGAATTTCAAATCTTCCATTTGATCGGCAGTCCAAGTAGATGCGTTTTGTGATTTAAAGAATACGCCCGCATATGGTTGTTTTGAAATATTACCAGATCCGTCTAACGAATCTTCTCCCATTCGTGCCACGTGCGCCCGATATCCTTCCGTGTCGGCCATAATTACAATGCAATATTCTGTATTGTCCTGAACAAAAATTGGCGATGGGAAAACGAATTGAGTTGGTAGAATACCATCGTCTGATATGTTAACGTTTTCTGGATATACAATAGAAGTGCCCAAAATTTTCGGGCCCGGATATCCGTTTACAGTCTGGCGAATTTGACAGGTTACAGGTTTGGTTTCGTCCCTAGTTGAGAAAAATAATTCAACCGCCGTAATAAACGCGCCACCATCTTGATCTATCATAATAGTTTGTGCCAATGGATCATACCAACCACCGGCAGTAATTGAGAAAAATAATTCAACCGCCGTAANAAACGCGCCACCATCTTGATCTATCATAATAGTTTGTGCCAATGGATCATACCAACCGCCGGCAGTAATTGTTGTATTGATAGATGTGTCGGTTATTGCTTCTGAGTCTGCGACTTCTCTAGTCGTAAAGTCTGGGATGCGAGTGAGAAGAATTTGATCTGCCACCTGTTCTTGAATACCACTTGCAAGATATGTTGCTTGTGCTTCAGTACCATTATCAGTGCCATTGCCGGGCTGGTCTGTCAACTTAAAAATACGTTCGCCCGTTTTAAATCTGATGTTATCGTTATTAGGAATTTCAAAAATACCATCAACAAATCCAGATTCGTTTGACATAATTTCTTGAGAACCTACGACGATACCACTACTGCTCGGAAAGGCACCTAAGTTTTTTGTATTAATACCGTTGTCGTTAGTTCCGTCTGGATATTCGATAACTGTTGACTCGCCGGCGATATATTTGGAGATATCATGTTCGATCAATTGTGAAAATGATGAGGCTAAATGTACTGTTAAACTTTGACTGCTATTCCATACTATATCAAAACATCTGAGTCTGTGGCCGGATGCATTACCCTGCACGAACACTCTGCCGTGATTTGCTCTAACTCTTTTACGTTCGTTTTTCCAGAAAGTGGCTACTGTTGTAGGTACGTTAGTGAAAGTGATTTTTGTAGTAGATGCACAAAACTCTGAAACATCGACTCCATCAAAAAACTGAAAAAGTTTTGTGTTGGGTTTCATCTTTTCGGCACACCAATAAACCGGTCTTGATCGCATCCAAGGTATAATTTCGGAACTTACTACTTTTTCTCCGACAGTAGTTCTATCATCTCTCATAGAAACAATGTCTTGTGTACCAGTTCGGTCTTTGGTGCCCGTGATTTTGGTGCGCGTTGTTGTGACCGTAGCCTTACGGATTAAACCCATACTTGCAACGATAGGTGTTGCAGGACCACGTTCAGACCCCGTGCCGCGTCTTTGCGTTTCCGTGGCGGTCGATGTTCTCGAAGTGCTACCCGTCCAGTTATTTTCCCAAGAGTTCCAACTTGTGCCCATTACACCGTCTGCTGGCAATAATGCACCAAATAAATTTTCATATTCTTCACGTCTATCGGTTACAATATCCGGTGCCTGAGTTGTAACTTTCCACTCATCCGTAGATGGGAACATATGGATAGAACCTTTAAATGTGAAAATTGCGAATGGATTGACATTAACAGTTTTTGAAGATTTCTCTTGGGTAATCATATAGACAGAGTCATATCCCATATAGATTTTTTGTTCCTGCACAGAATATCCAGCTGTACCGGATCTGTCATAACCAATTTGATTACTAGAATTTCCAAGTCCTGTTGATATACCACCCGATGCGGCATGGTTTACTTCCAGATTTACCAATTTTTCGGTAAAAAATGGACGCATTAAATTATTTTGACTATCTAAAGAGCATTTATAGTCGGGATCAAGGGTGTCGCCGATTGAGTGATTTGTAAACTGATCGACAATAAATCCGTTTTTAAATCTATCGTTGCCATTCTCATCTTTAACGGCCATGTCCATTGTGTCTTTTTCTAAGAGGTTGAGAGTCGTATAATACTCTAAATTGGAAATTCTTTTTTCCAATTTTCCGATATCTCTCATAGTATACCTTTTGTTGTCCATCATTTTGGCAGTAACCGCAGGTGGCCCACTTGTATATGGTTTGGTTTGCAGTTCGTATAGAACCATACCCTCTGACGGATCCTCTGGAAGGTCTGCATCAAGTGACGCCGCACCGTACTTGAGTCTAACGACACCCGTTTTTGTCATATAAAGTTTATCTGCTCTGGGCAAGTATACTCTTAAATCAGCCCCCAGCGCAGTACCGTCGATGGGATATTCGGTAGGCGAACTTACAACACCGTAACCGATAGGATATCCTGCCAATTGTTGATATTCTAGGGCGGGGCGAAAGTCAATTATATCTGACAGTCGCGTATCACCAAAACTTCCAATCGATTCGTAATCAGCATATGAATCGACAGATGCATAATCACCAACACCGTGTTGATAATAATCGTATACAATAATGGGGCGGCCGCCGCAAGGGGTCATTCCTGGCTTTAGGAACAATTCTCCAAGGTCAATACACGAAGGTTTTTGGCCACCAAATAATGTGTATCTGCTAGTAATGTCGTTTAGTTTGACAGGTACTTGTGTGGGGTTAGAGATTAAACTGGCTTGTGTTCCCCACGCAGAAATGATTTGTTCTGCAAAGGGGTTGCGAGTCCCCGACACAGTAAGCAACGCTTCCAAATCACTTAAACTAGGAACACTGGCGATTGCTATATCTACATTAAATGGGCTTTCACCTGTGGTTTCATAAAACTCATACGCATCTCGCGCAAATTTAAATTCTGCAGCGTTCATTTCGTGAATAAACTTGAAATCGCTGGCCACTACACTAATTCTGTACGCATGGTTTATAACGTTACAGGTATCATATATGGCAGAAATATCCGCAATATCTGATCGAGAAATTTGCAATTCGGACAGACTCAGTTGTAAATCGTTGCCGGCACCAACAGTAAATGTTGGATTTACGACTCCTGTCGAACTACTATAGTTCTGTCCCAATACATCTGCATCATATGTTGATGTTGTTGCATTAGTAGCAGAAACCGTGTTGTCATATGCGGGTTGTGATAACAATCCACCAATTGCAGACTTCAGAGTAAAAGGTAGTTCGATATTATTTTCAACCAAAGTCTTGCTCTTTTCGGGAATTTCGACCTTTCTAACTGGTGCATGAATTTTTATCTGACTGTTTTGTGCAATATTGCTAATAGTAATACTTGCACCTCTTAGGTCGCTATCATAACTGACATCGCCGACAATTTTACCCACTATGCCTACTGTATCCGTACCGCTGGCGTTATAATAAATTGCAATAAGATCTTCGTCCTGAATCAAACTTGTATTTTGATCGGTCAAATCTATACGGGCGACACTACCTGACATCGTACAATCGAATTTTCTTATGACATTATATTGCGTGTCAACAGATTCCACACCCGACACATCATCTACAAATTTAACAGTTTTGACCCAAGGATGGCCGATAGGAACTATACTCGAACCACTACCACCATTTAAAACGGCCGCGGTAAAAATTCTTGCAGATGCAGTACCTATATCGGCAGAAGTTTTGCCGTCAAAAGAATTTAATCCTACCCCAGAACTACCACTGGCAATCGCCTCATTAATAACTTCATTTACAATAAAATTTCCGGTTGGAAGCGGAATTCCGTTTGATATTTGATGATTTCCATAATTGAGACTCTTCACCAACATAATGCCCGTAGAATAATCCCAATAATAATTCATACCTCTAATATCAAGATTGTACTTGTCAAAAATCATACTAGACGCGGTAAAGTTTCCTTGCATATCGGACAGTTGCAATTTTGTTAAAATATTGGCTCCAAAATAATATGTTTCTGTACTTCCGGCGGGTGTAACAGTTTCCTCGGAAACCAATGACCGTGCATCAGAAATAAGATAATCCACATTTGTCCTTGGATTTGTTTTGTATTGGATATCGTACAAATAGACTTTCCAAATACCTCTTTCCACTGCCCCAGAAGTAGGTTTGAATATGGCCGCCGAATAATTATTACTCATTGCGCTCGAAGAAGATTTGCTAAAATATTCTACTGCTTTTACTCGCGCAGTTGCAATAACATCGGATCCATAAATATTATTACCTAATAGATTACTACCACCCTCATAAAATGTTGCATCTTCGCTATATGTTGAAGGAACAAGATATGAGTTTGATGTCAAATCAATATTCAGCTGCGGCGCGACAAACTTGTTAACACTATCGTCTGAAATGTGCATATTGACAAGTTTTACGTTCGAATCAATTTCTGGAATGCCCTTCATGTCAGAAATATACATAAACGATCCTAAAGAAACAGGCATAAATTTATTGTTTATCTGGACGTTTGTCCGGGCCTTGCGATATGGAATATATTTTACACGATTTGAAGAAGGCCTTCTTTCAATTTCAAATCCCCTAATATACGCCTTACCATTTTCAACACCCATCGCAAGATGTGCTCGCATCGCATCTAATAAATTTTCATGTGTGCGGCCTGGATAATATAAAGTTCCTGTGGAATCTAAATTTTGTGTTGGATATAGAGCCAATTCAATACTAGAAATTGTATGCGCCTCGCCCTGTCCTTCATTAGACATGCCGATTTCATTTGGAAATTCTGACAACGAAAATTCTCTGGCCTCGACCTCGGTATTAAATGACATATCTTTCATAAGAAAAACGCCATCATTGTTATTTTCGTTGAAATATTCTCTGATATCTAATGGAAAACTTTTGACAGTAAAGTTGCCGTTAGTATCATAACCGCGTCTGGCCATAGTTCTCTGCAAAGATGTCTCTGGTTTTGTATCAACTAATACATCAATTTTTCCATCGGTAACTGAAATTAATTCAATAAAGTTGTTAGTGTCGATAGTATCAATATCTCTTTTCGCAAGAATCAAGTCAACTTTATACCTATCGGCTCCAGGCGAGTTGAAATTTGTACTGCCCAAAGAATTGTCCAAAAGGCTCGAATCGTCGTTATAAGACGCGATAGATTCGCGAATCTCTAGGCCAATTTTATATGTCGGTTTGTTACTATATTTGTCTAAAATAATGCTTTGGCCAAGAACCTGAACAAGATTGCCCTTGATATAATAAATACCCTGTTCTATAAATGCAAGAGACCCAACACCAATTGGATTGGAACTACCATTTGCCGTCTGTTGAACTTCACATGTTAGATTTGTACCATCAGTCGTATAGGCTATCAAATCTTCACCTTCTACAAATGTCGCACTATCTCCGTCACTAAATGAAACGCTTTCTCCATTTACCACAAGATTTTCACCGGCCGCGTTGATAGTGTAACCATCAACTACTGTTCCGCTGGGGGCGACCCCTTCGAGATATTTAATATAAAGTGTTGCCGGTTCATCATCCGAAACCGTGATAATATTGTCGTTGTTCAAATCAACCGGATCCGAAAAGTTTACAACTAATGCGCGAATACCAGTTTTTTTACCCTGAACAATATTTCCGATGAAATTGTTTGCGCTCAAAATACCACTAGGAAGGTCTACTTTCACATACCCCGCCTTAGTGTCCAGTGCTGAAGCGCCTGGGACTACCACTGCCCCGTCTTTAAAGAAATGATCAGATAAATTAGATATCTGTTTTTGCAAAATACTTTGCATCTGCGTCATTTCTCTTGCCTGCACAGAATTTCCAGGCTTGAAAAGTATTTTTAAATATCCCTTATTGATATCGTAGTCATCAAAATAAGGTGTTACATTTAGATTTAAGGCCATATTTACTTTCTTTCAAATTTATTAAAATTCGAAGACAACTTTAATATCTTCTATTTGGTCGACTGCTCTTGCCACTGGTTGTCTATTTTCTACATACAAAACCTTGCCAGAACCAGTAAGCACGTCAAATGTATCTTCACCGGCGGTGCCGAAATCTGGATGTTTTGGGCCGCGATATAATTCTTCAGACGCGGGTGGGTTTCCTGTCGTAGCCTCTTGTGGATCTGCGATGATCGCAATCTGCCTGAATTGTGCATGTGCTCCAACAACAGGGAACATAACATTAGTTTTATTCACTGGCGTGGCGTCTGACGTCAATCTGCTGGCCTGTTCATCATATTCTAACCGCATGGAAACCATGCAGTAATATCCACCCATTTCTTCGATTGCGTCATACCCATGTCCCATATCTGGCGATATGATTGGTTTAATTTTACATGCATTTACATTAACGTTGCCGCTGGAATCATATGCAGGAACGTTAGTGACACCGCTAGTGTCAATTACCGCATTATTTACATGTGTCCAATTTTGTCCCGCGCTAGTAATTACAATTTCTGTAATTTTATTACCACCAGACACTAAACCATATCCAGAAAATCCACTTCCATTACCATCGATGTCAACGCCTGGAGCCACGATTACATTTGTTCCAGTACCCGAAAATCCATCCGTACCATAAACATCTACAGTACCAGTTGCAACATTACCTGCCACTGACCATGTCAAAATTTTGAAGTTTTCGTTTGTTTGTAGATCGATAATATGATAACCGACATAATCCAAACTTGAGTTTGGAATACCAGTAAGACTAAACTGTGATCCGTTGCCACCAACTCTTAAATTTGATGCACCACCACCAGCGTTTGCGAAATTAATATTCGAATAATAGCCAACACCACCCGTTAATCCACCACCGACTTCGTTTTCTACAATTTTAACGTGTTCTATTTGATTTGCCACAACCGCAGCTGCCTGTTGAACTTGCCATTGCATTCCGTTTGCGCTAGAATTTAAATTCCCATCGGGTTGATTTATAATTGTGTCGATTGGAATATAGTCTTTTGTCAGAAATTTCAAGGCATCTGCCAATTGGATAGAATACATATACTTCCAAATGTAACCATCAGAAGTCATTTCAAAATCTGTATATGATTGTGTTGTTGGTTTGACTGTTGATGCAATGGCAATACCTGTCGTCGCATCGTCTACAAATCTTTGATTGTTGATACATTTATAGACATTGTACTGATTTGACGTTTCAGTAATCACATACCCATTAGGAATAACTTCTTCGGGTGCGTCATGCTCATACATTGTATAAACACGACCAGATTGCCAGTTAATTCTAGGAATTGCAAGAGTCATATCCGCATAGTTGACCTTCTTAAATGCGATAGTTTCTGCTTTGGTTTCATATCCATATCCAATAGAATCCTGTGGGGTTGGTGGATTTGCATCATTCACCCAAGGCGTATGTTTTGCAATTCCCATAAACAAATGGTTGTAAACTGCAAGTCCCTGATAATTCCATTTCAAGGTTGCACCATCATCGATCAGTGCATTTTCAACTATAGTCGTCGGACCATCACCAGTACTGGCAGATGTACCGGCCACCAGTGCAATAAATAAATTTCCGTTATTGACTACAGTATCTCCCAGAACGTAAGTATATCCGGGCTTCCATTGAGGCGCTGACCGGTTGATTGATTGTAAGAATTCCTGTGCATTGAATATTCTCAGTTTATTTGTGATAATTGCTGCCATTTGTTTGCCTTCTTATATCGTTTGCGATTTTATATCTATTTATAATCTTTTTAATCGGCTAAAGTTGAATTTATATTATTATTAATTTCCGTTACCGTTACCGGCGGGGTATTGTAAGTCATTATTGACGATTCCGGTGCAAAATTAGTTTTTTGGTGCAACATACCGTCATCGGAATATCTCATAAATGTGTTGTCTGTCATTAGATTTTCATCATAGTCTATTCTGTCCACATTTTGATCAAGTAACTGCAATTTCTCATTAAATTTAAATCTTTCGACTGATAAATTTGTCGGTCCCATCCGTTTTCGTGTATTCGATTTTGGAGTTTCTTCACTCATCACCAAATATACGGGGGTAATGTTAATATAAGAATCTAAGACTGCTCTATATTTTCTGTCAGTTTTTTCAGTAATTTCCGATATTCTAGTATTTCTCCATTTATGATCTGTACCGTCTGTATTCGCAACCCAATCACTATCGGCAGATTCGTCTATAGGCAAATAGTACCAAATATTATAACCACTACCTTTGCGCGGAACATATGACAACCCGTTGCCGTTGTTCAGAGGTCTATGTTTCCAATACGGCGAATCGTAAATTTCTTCAACGGGGCTAAACAATGCAGCCGACAGTCGTTGCCAAGGATATCTATCTGTAAAATAAAATTTGAAACGTTCGAGGGATCTGTAAGTCGTATGTAGAGTAGGAACATCTCCCTCTTTGTTGTTATTAAATCTTCCTGAAATATTTATAATCATTTTTTCGTCGCGTGGATTCGCTCCATCCATAATGGAACCAACCCAATAGTTAGGCAACCGGTCGACGTTACCTCTAAAGACAGTATCCCATCTAAATTCTACTTTATTTGGCTGGTAAGATGGCGATCCATAATCAATAGGTAAATTGCCATACTTGCCTAAAAATTGAACGTCAAAAGTAACTCTACGATCTATGGCGCTGTCCCAAAATGTCACCGCAAGAATTCTATACTTGCCCCAAGATTGAGTATTTAACCATTCGTCTTCGGTAACTGTCGCGTCAGATGTGTCATATATCGTAACAGTATTTCCGATAATTTCCGACTCATAATAATATCCATAGTCTTTGCCAGATGCATCGCTGTAATTTAATGCGATTTTCTGCACGTCATACCAATCGTATGCGTCTACATCATCCGCGCCTAACAACGCATAGCGCCCAGTGCCGCGATCTACTGAAGCGCTCCCTACTGTGTCGTCCGCGACCTCGCCCCGGCCGACGCCGTTATACAGT